TTGAAGAGCCATGTCAATATTTCCTTGCACAGACGTGGAACAAGCAGGCACATAAACTAAGTTTAATGCATGCCATTTCCACTTACTGAAGTTAACGGCCACACCACTCAACCAGCTGAGATTAGCTGGGACAAGGTTAACCGACCTAACTGTATATTTGTCACTGGTGGAAACGATCGTTTGAAGTATTTCATGGTGACGTAAACGGAGGGTGCCCGCTTTACCATTGAACACAGGCATAGCCCTGCCCATAACAATTCCTTTCGCAGCAGGTTGCGAAACAACTTGCGCTGTGGACTTGTTGGGCTGGGCTTTCGCCTGTTTGTTCCTTGGGCGGGACTTCTTCTTCTTCGCTTGGTTCATATCTTTTGTCCAATGACGGAGTTTCTTGGACTAGATATCTTCGGATGCTGGACCACATCGGGGAGCTACGCAGCTCAACCTCAATGTCCTGGAAATCTTCATCTTTCGAATGAAGGTGCTTGAAAAGCGTTTTGGCCCATGATGTAAGGTAAGCACCTGAGGCATCTATGTGATGGGAGCAAAACCCGACGGAGCGAAGAAGCAACCCGTCTGATTCACACACTTGATAATCTTTACATTTATGCCCCAGGGCATCATACTTTTCACGCGCTCCCTCAACATACCCTTCAACAGAATCGTCACCCATGGCTATACACCACGGGGATCCTATGATCTCTGCCATGAGGCAGCGGATTCTGGAATTGGTAGAGGAAGTACAGTATGATCCTGACTTCATAACACCCGGTGAACACTGCTGAATGAGTGTTCCATCAGAAAGCTGAAAGACTGAATTCATAAAGCAATAGAAACGGTTGCGCATACATTGCGCGAGGTCAACTCCAGCGCTGCACAACTTGATTCTAATCTCAACGTCAGCCCACAACTCCCAGTCCTGAACGGTCCAATCAAATCCTGATATGTCCGCCTCATAGGCAGGACAATGGGTGTGCTTGACAAGGAGGTCACTAAAGATCCTCCGAGCCTGACTTTTAAGCGTGAGCCCCATACCGGGTTTTGAAGGAATAGTGTCCCAGAGAGCTATCTCAGCTCGGTTTTGAGGCCCGAAAAGCATACGCTCAACGATCTGGTCGACTAAACTAACTGAACTAATCAATCTGTAACGCCCTTCTTTGATTTTCTTCAAAGTGTGCGGTTCTTGTTTAACAAATAGCCGCACAGGGTCACAACAGCCTTGAT